GGGGATTTCATTATACAACAATTGGAACCATTAAAAGCGACTCTTGGCGCTCCCTCAGTTTTTACAACGCCTCCTGATTTTTAAATCGAAGTCATGATTTATATGAATTAGTAATTCATATTAATCGTTAAATTCAAATTTTAACAATGGGTCGTACTAATCGAGTTCGCTCATGTCAGGCATTTTATCGACATCTACAAATTTGGTTTTTTTACTTACTTTTTTACGACCAACGATATATTTATTAAAGAATGATCCCTCTAATTGTGCTTGAGGTGTATGTTTATGGACTGTTCGTGCAATCATTTTGTATAATTTAAAATCTGGATACCGTTCATCTCCATTTTTCTTGTATAATATATTACGACCTTTGTCATCTTTTGTCCAGTCTACCATTAATTTTGAAATATGATCCATTAAATCTATATCGTCTGGATCTTCTATAAAATAATCAAATAATGAGCACGCTAATCTACATAGATCAAAACTCATATTGGGATCAAGTCTTGGTTTTTTTGGATTAAAATACGGTTCACAATTATATTGCGTAGCCGCGTCACCTTTTGAATGGTAACTGTCACTGCAGATGGTACGTCCTTTATATTTATAGATAGCTCGACCGAAATCGATGATTTTAAAGATTTTGCCAAAGGTCGGAACTTTGTAATATTTTTGATTATACCGATAATATAAAAATTGTTTTTCTGTTTTCATAAACATAATATTATTTGTGTGTAAATCATTATGAGTAAAATGAAAAACTTTTTGATATATAATTAGCATCATGATAATTTGGAATAAACATGCTCTCCATTCATCGCCTTCCATCTCATTTTCTTCATTTAATAATGAATCCAATGTCCCGTCTAAACACTCTAAACATATTACTTGAGTTGGGAAATCATATAATAAACCATTTACTTCTATATCTGATCCTAGACTGGACAAGGAGGACCCCTCTTCATCGTCAACAGAAAGACTATCTTCATTATCTGAGCATAGGGAATGTGTGTTTGAGGATCGTGAAGAACAAGTAGAATCGGTTTTTTTTGATTGATTGGTTGGTAAATCAAATTCAAAAATTAGGTCAGGTAGTGTTGAATTACTATTGCTAGAAACATCGGATAAATGAAACACTTCTTTAAAATCGTCATTGTTGACAGAATCAATATCTTTGTTACTAACATTTATACCAATATTTAGTTTTTTCTTATAATTTCTTGTGTCAAAATCCACTAACATTCCTAGTTCAATATTGTCAATTTTGAATTTATCTTCTTGATTCTTGTGAAAATAGGTTGAATTATGTAAATAATCTATATCATCGGCGACATTATAAACAAATTTTTTCTGAATTCCAAGAAACGAGCCAAAGAAATCTAAACCGTGGGGAAAATAACAATTATGAAATAATTGGCTTGTTAAATAAGAAAAGAAACTATCTACATATGCGGAGTTGTTTGGATCAAGTATTTTCTTATGACAAACATTTTCATTTAGTTCGGGTAATGCGATACGTTCTGTTTCCCCTAAATCTTTATATTTGCCTACCATATATTTTACAGGATCCAATAATGGAGAGAATTTAAAAAAACATAATTTAGTCTCGTTTTTTCCATTGGCGTTTATGATACAATTAAATTTATTGCGTTTATCCGTCTTTGCTACATTTGTAATATGATATTTGTGATTCAAGTTAATATTCTTATAATTAGATTCTTTAAGAGAGAAAAATTGTTTGTAAAGTGGAATATAATTTTGTACATTATAAATTCCTATCTCGTTCAGAGAATTAAAAAGAGTAGTATTATCATTTTTTTTATAATATAAATCAAACATTAGTTTTTATTGATAAAATTTATATTAGCTTTAAACTTATTGCGTAGATTCATATTAATTTTAATATAAATTAAATAATATGAATCTAGAATTGAAAAAGTTCGATATGAAAAATATCAAATACAAATCGAGTGAGACTCAAGGACCAGTTATTGTTTTAATAGGGCGGCGTGATACAGGAAAATCCTTTTTGGTAAAAGATTTGTTATATCACCATCAAGATATTCCTATAGGAACTGTTATTTCAGGAACAGAAGCTGGGAATGGTTTTTACTCCAAAATGGTTCCTAAATTATTTATTCATGATGAATATAATACTGCTATAATTGAGAATATTTTGAAACGGCAAAAAATGGTTATTAAACAAATTAATAAAGAGGTTGCGGCATATGGAAAATGTAATATAGATGGGCGAGCATTTGTTATCTTAGATGATTGTTTATATGATAATAGTTGGGCACGTGATAAACTGATGCGTCTCCTGTTTATGAATGGTCGTCATTGGAAAATAATGTTAGTTATAACAATGCAATACCCTTTAGGGGTTCCTCCTAATTTAAGAACAAATATAGATTATACGTTTATTCTTCGTGAGCCTTATATCAACAATAGAAAACGTATATATGAAAATTATGCAGGTATGTTTCCAACATTTGAGAGCTTTTGTCAAGTAATGGATCAATGCACGGAAAATTATGAATGTTTGGTAATAGCCAATAATGCTAAATCTAATAAATTGGATGACCAAATATTTTGGTATAAAGCAGATGCGCATCGAGATTTTAAACTTGGTTCTAAGGAATTTTGGGAAATGTCGAAAGATATTGGGTCTGACGATGACGAGGAAACATTCGATCCCACGGCACAAAGAAAAGGTCCGCGGATAAATGTCAAGAAAAGCCGCTGGTAAGAAAAGCCGCTGGTAATTAAACTCTCTCTTTTATCTTATCAGCTTCACATCCTCCAGATACTAAATTTTGTCTATGAAAACTTTTATAGTCGAATGTACAATGATGCTTTTCAGCGGATGTATGTAATTTGCAAAATTTTTTATCACATCTACAATTAAACGCTGTAATCTGTAACTTTTTCTTACATCCCTTAAGTTGACATTTCCTTTTTGTTTTTTTTTTCTTTACATCCCGACCACCCACCGATGCCATATTTTCAGTAACTTTATTATCAAATGAGGACACTATTGCCAATGAGGGTACTATTGTCATTGGAGGCAATTTAGTAGAGAAGTTTGGGTTTTTGTCCATCTTTGATAATAATATAGATATAATTTTATAATTCAATTTTATAAAATTATTTAATCTGTTTTCTTTTCTGTAATTTCCAAATCTACTTTATCTTGTGTGGATTCTTGTGAGGCTTCTTGTGCTTTATCAGATTCACGTGTTCTAATATTAGCACCTTCAAAAAGTTCTTTTCTAATATCAGCTGAAGATACCTCCCCATTTAATCCAGATTCAGTTGTATTCATATTGGCAACACCGACTAAATTACCTTCACTATCGATATTTTGCGTTAGTTTATTACCACTCTCCTTTGCGATTTTAACATTTTCTGCGATAGCATTGCGTTTCGATTCTCTAACGCGTTTTTCAAATGCAACCTTAGCTTGTTTCTCATTCAAATTTTTCTCACTCATTAATTGATTTAACTCATCTTCCAAATATTCAACACGACCAGTTTTGTACGCTTCAGGATTCCAAGGCATCCATAAACCCACCGGACCAACATAAACATCATGATTTGGATCTACCTCTCTGAGCATTCTACATCTCAGTTCGGCTTCTTGTTGTGTGGGATATGATCCACGTATTTTAATTCCACGAGTACTAGTTTGAAAATTAAAGGCAGTATTAAAATCTTGCTCTAAAGTCTCTTCTTTGGCATCAAGGAAATTTTTGTAATCATCATCAAGGGTGGTTTTGGCAAGTTTATCCGATTCTGATTTAGTATATTCTTGAAAATCTACCATGATTTTATCGAAATCCATATTATATTTAAAGGCCATAAAGTTTAGAAATTGTGTGAATTTTTCCGTTGATTTAGTAAAATCCCAGTGTTTTAGGAATTCTTGAAAGTAAAATAATTCTTTCTTTTTGAGAATTTTTTCCGGTGACACAAAACTTACGCAACAAAATTTCTGTGCCGAAATTGGCTTGTCTTCCTCCAATAAATCAACATATTTAGGATTATTAACTCCTTTGGACAAAAGTTGGTTCTCATATCTGTTTTTATCTGTCATTATATTTTAGTTTTAATCATTTTATTTTAAGTTTTTTTATTGCTTATATATATTTTTTTTTTCTTGATGGATTATATAAAATGCTCGGACAATTAGGACAACTTTTAGACATTGGCGAACTCGTCAGACGCATCGTTAAATACGTCGTTGAAGGAATTATGGTAGCAATCGCTGCATACGCAATCCCAAAACGCTCAATGAATTTGGATGAGGTCATGCTTATTGCTTTGACCGCCGCTGCAACATTCAGCATCTTAGATACTTATGTGCCAAGCATGGCTGTTTCTGCACGATCTGGAGCGGGTTTCGGAATGGGAGCAAACCTAGTTGGGTTTCCCCGTTAATTGGTAGGATTCCCTGTCATTATAATCATTTAATTTGATTAATATTCAATAAACGTAAATATTAACCAATAAATCGTAAAGGTGTATAATTTATATCGTTGGGATAAATTCCCAGTGCAATTCTTTACAAATTTTTTTCCAAATATCATCTTGCTCAATGCGCTTTACAGGATCCTTTAACATTGGAAAAAAAGGTAGGAATTGATTCTCGCCTAACAGTTCACACATTTTATATAACACATAATAATAGTTTAAAAAATTTACCCGGTCATCTGGGCAATGTTTAGCATAAGGCTTTTGTATATCCATAAAAAGACAACATAGAGTTTCTTCTAACCGAGGTTTCATAATAGGGGGTTTTATACCTAATTTATCTTTAATGAAAGGAATATGTTCATAATATTTATTGTATCCTAACTTTTTTAAAATATCCTTCGCTTTTTTATTACTCATTTGCTCCAATGTTATTCTCTCCTTCTTTATTTGCAATATAATATTTTCGAGTACCTCGTCTGGGATCTGTGTAGTCTCTTTAGCTTGAAATTGAGCCAGTATTTCGCGAAAATGATTTATGCGCTTATAAGCATAAAAACATACTTCTTTAGGTGGTTCTTTATATGACGGTTTTTCATGTTCTATTATAAAATTAATTTGATTGGAACAAGATTTGCAAATCATTACACCTTCTGATTCTACCGGAATTAATTCACCACTGCATTTACCACATACTTCATGCAAATTGATATAATCGTCTATATCCAAAAAAGATTCATCAATATTATTAAGATATTTTTGAGTATTATTTACTTCTTGTTTATTAGATTTTTGTTCATTCTTTTTATTAAAAAATGAAAACAACACTTTTGTTTTACTATCATTTCCGTCAATCGCCAATTCCTTTTTTTTTTCATAATAATCAAATACATATTTGGAATTATCTAGTAAATAATTTTTACGCTCCTTTTCATATTTGTTAATTTGTTTTGTATGATGTCTAATTTTATCTTTTAATTCTAATATCTCGTCAACAGATAGATTTTTTGTTTTCAAATGAATCTTATATTTTTTTCGTTCACTCTTTAATTTAGGTATTATTGTATTCTTATTTTTTTCAAACTCTATCATCTTTTCTTGGTGTTTACTATCAACGGTGACATTAGATTTTTTTGATATCGATATTTTTTTATTAGCTTTTGGTTTAAAGGCAGGCATTATATTATATTAAATTCTTTTATTTAATTATATATTTTGTTAATGTTCCAAATAAAGTTAAATTTATATATTACTTTTCTCTCCAATATTTAATGGATATTGACAAAGATATCAATAACACTATGCAAATTGATACTATTAAATTACATAAAATGGCTTTTCTTTATAATGCTTTAGAAGAAGGGTGGCGGATAAAGAAAAAAAAAGATATGTATATTTTTACAAAAAACCATGAAGGAAAAAAAGAAGTTTTTTTAGATAATTATTTAAAACAATTCTTAGAAAATAATTTCGATATTAATAAAATTATAAATCAAATGTAATCAAACTTAAATGAAAAATACTGTTAAAATTAACATTATTTTTTTTGTGTCTTACCATAACATAAAATTAATTAAAATAAAAAATGAAATTTTTTTTTCTTTAGCAATAGTATAACAAATGGGAGGAGGATTAATGCAATTAGTAGCCTATGGCGCACAAGACGTTTATCTTACAGGTAATCCACAGATTACTTTCTGGAAAGTTACCTACCGCAGACACACCAACTTTGCTATGGAATCAATTGAACAAACATTTAACGGACAAGCC